TCCCCGGTGGTTATGCCAATAACTTATCTATATTTGGCTCAAATTTTAAATTAAGGAATCCAGAGCAAATCCAAAACGCCTACTATATCGGGAATCCAAGCGCAGAGGATCAGGTTCTCGCTAGGGTGTACGTCGCTGCAGACGGCGGCGCCTACTTTACTGGGGACGTTATCACTTTCGCCCTGTCAGATGAAAAACATAAGAAAAATGTAATCACGATCGAATCTCCACTTGAAAAAATAATGGCGCTGAGAGGAGTCTCTTTTGACTGGCGGGACACTCAGAACTTATACTCCGGAAATGATATTGGGGTAATTGCTCAGGAGGTAGAGAAAATACTACCCGAAGTTGTTCAAAACCGGAAGTCTGGTATGGGCGTCAGGTATGAAAAACTTACCCCTTTGCTGGTTGAGGGAATAAAGGCTCAGCAAGCTACCATTAATGAGCTTTTAGCTAGAGTCGAATACCTAGAATCAAGAATTAACTAGCTTAAGTAAAACCCTTGCTTCTGGCGCAGGGACATCTCCCCAGCTAACCCAGGTGGACGCATCCTTATTCTTGTACTTGTCTTCCTTCCACCAAACCCTGAGGACCTGCTTGAAGTCTTCAAAGGTGTGGCAGTTAAGTTTGTTTGCCGCGTTGGAGGCTAGAATGGAGTCCGGGGATAGGGATGGAGCGGTCTCTACGGCGGGCCGTGACTTGCCGTTGTTCTTGTTGATTTCGTCATCTCCCACAATGTGGATATTGAGAAAGTTCCTGACGCACCTGACAAAAGCCCTGTTGCAGGCAATGGTCTCTAGAAAGATCTGGCCAAAGTCGCTAGTGTTATTAACCGTTGCGTTGGCCATGTCTTGAAATCTGACTAGCTCTCCGCCGGTCTCGTAGTTGGGGATAAAACTAATTGTGCAGCTTACCGCCACGTGGTCTTCCTCGCACTTTTCGGTAAAGTAGGAGATGTCCTTAAAGCCTCTTAGTCTCGCGAGTTCCTTGATTCCGCTGAGTTTAATTAAAAGCTGGTGATCCTTCAGTCCCTCAACGGTGCTTGGCATTGCCTGATTGCGGCTCTTGAACCAATCCCGGTTGGGGAAGAGGTGGCCGTCTCCTATCATCGAGCGCCAATTAATGGAGCCATCTTCGTGAAAGACATACTGTACGTTCTTTAGTAGTCCGTTGCTGTCTCTTGAGTATAGGGAAGGTCCGAATGAGTTGTCGACCTGCACATCTGAGATCGTGGTCGAGTTCTCGGTTGTGGTTTCTGATTTAGTTACTGTCTTTTTTCTTGGCATGATTATATATTTTAAAAAATTCTATTTCCTTATAAAAGGCCGGGTTGTTTATTATGAATTGTTCTTCCTTTTTTTCTATTCCTAAATCTAATGCCGCCTTACATGGATATAATTTATTATTAGAATATAGGTTTAGTGATGATTTATAACAACTAGTATCGCATATTTCGGAGGAAAAGTCAAGATCTTTTTTTGACCCCTCTTCGTCTAAATGGATATTATGCCCGAAGAATTTAACCCTGATGTCTGGTATAGTGTCCTTGTGGGGGTAGTATAGCTGCATTGGGATTGCGAGCTTGGCTAGTGCTTCGAGATCCTTGTCCGTGTGTTCGTCTGATAAATATACATACAGCTTTGATATGTTTGGCCTTGCGTTAGTGATTCTTTGAATATCTTCTCTTTTATTCGTATGTACCACGCATTTATAATGTTCTAGCCATCTGCCGGTATATTCCTCGGGGGCGATGTAATCCATCCTTATGTTGACCGGGCTTGTCCTCGATACCGGGAAGTTGTCCGTGGTTTCAAAGTCGGGAACGATGTCTACTATTACCCTGTGAAAGCTTTTACCTAAATGCACGGGATTTGTCTCTGCAGGCTGAGGGTCGAGGTTTAGTAGGCTTAGGATTCCGTGGGCGATTTCGTCTGGAAAAATTGAGTTTACTCTTTTCGTCCGTTCTTTTGTTGCGAAGGATGGTTTCCTCGAAGAAAAATCTGCCGACAGTATGACGTGCTTTGCTTTATCTCCCCAGAACGGACCACAACATTCTGGGAAGCTTGCCCCATACAACCCGACGATAGGGATATTAAACCCACTCGCCATATGGCACCCAAAGGAATCGTTGCCCACGTGCAACACTGCATTCTTTATGATGAACGCGCATTGCCGTATATTTGTTTCCCCTCTTAGGTCTATGGTTCCCGCGACACGCTTTTCGTTCTTGAGTCCAACTTGCACTAGTTGTATGCCCTCCTTCTTTAATTGGGGGAGTACAATTTTAGCTACGTCATTGAAGTAGTCGTAGTTCTTGGAGGCCATTCCCGAGCCAGCCTGAATGGTTACGTATTTTTTGTGCCCGACCGGGAAATATGAAGTCTCGATAGTTGGGGAGTCTATTTTAACCCCCGCCGCTAGTGCATAATTCTCTGCTAGGTGCATAATTCTAGTGATATTTTGTCCTTGCCGTTTCTGGTATAATTCAGAAATCTTTGGTTGGCCGCATGGAGTAGGATGGCAACCTCAAAATAGCCCCCGTGGTCTTTCCTGTCGTTTCTCCCGCTATACCCTTCTAGGTAGAGCACATCTTCGCATAGGGGATTAAAGGGGATAACTTTATGTACATAAGGATTGCCGTCGAGAATGCAGGCGTATTCTGGCTCCGTGATATAATATATATTAAAATCTGGGTAGGTCTCTTTCAGGTTTTTTAGTATGCTGGTGGAGATATATACGTCCCCAATACTTCTTGGCAATACCACGGCTAGTCTTCTGCCTTCATCGTCCTTGTCAAGGTACTCTTTTATGTTATACTCTTGCTTGCTTGAGAGCTCTAGTTCTTTGATCGCATTGGATTTGAGGGCCTCGGTGATTTTTTCTCTAGTTACTCCTGCGGCTATTTTTTTTAGTAAATATTTGAACACGTCCGAATCTTCGCTAAGTTCAATTTTGAGCATGTTTTTGTAGAAATCCTTGATGTACTCTGTGTCTGAAAGTTCCGATTCTGGTAGATAGTCGATGTCTGGCTTGAGGGCTTTAATGTCGTAATCCCACTCCACCTCGGGACAAGAGTCGAATGCTTTCATCAGGGTTTTGCAGGTTTTTTCTACGGAATAATTATCTAAAACGAATTTCCTCGCAAGCTTACCCATGGATTCCTTTTTATCCTTATTCATTTTTCTTACCCTCGTAAGCTTGCAGGCTATACTTTCCGGGTCCGTGCTGGCTTTGATAAATTGGGTTCCAGGCTCCCTGTACTCGTGCCAGGAAAGGGGCATCCCTCCCGAATCTTCTGATGAGCAATCTTGGCCGCAGCTATAATCCGTGACTAATGTGACGAGCTCGCATAGCTTTGCTTCTTGTATGGGTAGTTCTTGTCCTCCAGACGTAAATGGGTGGCAGTATACATCCATTAGGTTGTAGATTTCGTTCAGCTGTTCCTCCGACGGGCCCGCTTCAACCTTGATGGTATTTTGAGTCTTCTTTCCTCCGCAGAACCTGCAGGGTTGGGATTCCCCCGTAAGCTTTCTGTCTGATGCGAAAGGTTTAATATCGTAGCTAGAACATTCTTTGCAATAATATGTGGTCAATACGTCGTTATTGTCTACCCCTTTCTCCTGTATGAGTCTAGGAATATCCCAGCCCTCCTGCCAGCTTGTGTGCAACAGCAGTTTAGGTGAGGTTTTGGGGTTTTGTTTTTTAAATAGCAGGAACCCGTCTAGTAGATTCGGTACGCTTTTGCGTAATTGGTTTCTAAATACAAACCCAATAACGAAATCGTCTTCTTTAATATTGTTAATCGCCCTCAATGATTCGCGAGCAGTCTTCTCCATTTTAAAGAAATTTCCACTATCTATGGGGCCATGTAACGCCTTTACGTTTGTCGCTCCCCTCTCTGCCATCTCTTTTTGAGCAAAGCCTGACCAGCAGAAAAAATTAGGTGTTCTTGACGCCGCATCAATCGCCTGTTGGAGTACGGGGCTTGAGTCTATTGTTACCCATAGCATGGAGTTGATTCTATCCCACCATCTTTTGTCCCAGAATCCATTGAACGCCCATATGTCTTCGGCCCCGATAAAAATGTCTGGCTTCTCGTTTTCTATTATAGAATCGATAGTTAGGAGTCCATAGCCCGCCTTGGATTTGAGCGCATTATTGGTTTTGGCCTCACTCTCTATCTCGGAATCTGCCGGAAAGGTTCCGACGCATTTCCATGGAAATAGTTTAAGTAGGCTTGAGTCCTCCCTGACGCCATTGGCGGCCTCCACTATATCATACTTGCCCGTCTTATAGAGGTAGGACAAGACGTTTCTCGCGTTTTTCCCGAAGCCGGTTAGTATTCTCGAACAGTTGCTGTGGAAAAGTATTTTTTTCTTTTTCCCCATTAAAAGGGCGCTTCACTGGGGTCTTTAGCTAGCTTCTTTGCGCTCTGCCTGCTGAGCTGTTGCGCTTTTAGCGCATTAAAAAGTTCGTTTAGGTAAAACTTAAAGAGACGCTTGAGCGTTTCTACCTCGCCTGGCTCTAGCGGAAGGCGGAAGACTTGGTTCCCGTTTCTTGTAAGTACCATGCCAAACGCAGGGATGGTCTGTTGTCCGTCTTTAGCTTTGACTGATTTATCCCAAGGCGTAAATTTGATGGAGGTAGAATTTTCTTCAAACGTGTGGTATGTGCTGTACTCATACCTTTTGTCGAATGCGGATATGATACTCCCAACCTCAAACTCATTGAATTTAACATTAATGTTCTTGTCGGGGTCCTCTTTGTTGTTTGCGAAATTGGCTGTCTTGGAGTTTCCATCCCAGCTGTGTTGTTGTATTGCGCTAGCGTATAGCGCGGGCAGGCCCTTGTTGCCCTGCCCGACGCTGAAATTGAATGCGCATCCCGTGTTCTTGCTATTCGGCTTGTAAAGGCTGAGGTTCATCTTGTTTGATTACTGCAGTTTTTATTAAAAAAGGGAACTCCCGTTCGAATAAAGATTTTCCCTTGCCTCCCTTTTTAGGTTTGAGTCCAGATGATTCAACTGGAATGTTTTCGATATCCTCAAAAGTTGGCATTTTAACCCTGACGTCTAGTGCCCAGAGTAGCGAGTTCTCCGACGCCCATTTCTTCATGCGGCGGATAGGCACGATTAGGTTAAAGTTTTCTCCCGCACCCCTAACTAGCATGCCTACGTAGGTGCCGTTCTGTAGATATACCCCTCCCCCGCTGGAGCCCGGAAAAGCGGTGACCGTAGTCTGGTCGAACTCAACCTTGCCCTCTACTCTTCCGACCTGCGAAACAATGCCTGTGGTCATGCTGTTTGCACCCATCTGTCCGAGAAGGGATCCTACGTGAAATAACTGTGTCCCTATGGGGATGATTTCCTCATCATTATTGAGGTGAAATCTCGCGCCCGCCTTCCCGTAATTTTTAGCCCTAACCATAAGGAGGGCTAGGTCTTGGCCGTGATCGTAGTCGCTATACTTGATGACTCTTGCGTCCATCTTCATCTCTCCTACTCTCCTGCCCCCCTCCACTAACTCCTTGACGATTTGGGCGTCGCTAAACTCAATGACCTTCACTGACGATCCTGACTCATCCACGACCGTTCTGACGTTTCTTAAATTATCCACTACGTGAGCGGCTGTCCACACAAAAGTGACATCCTCTCCCTCTATTTGTCGGGTAATGAGTACTCCTGAGCCTTCTGATCGATTGTAGCCATCTTCAGCCTTGATGGTAACTGATATATCCTGCAAGTGCTGGGCTATCTCCTTTTTACTTCTCGGCTTATCTTCTGCCGCTGCTGTTAAAATACTTACGGCAGCAAGTAGCGCTAGAACTATTGTTTTATTCATTGTTAATATAATATCATATTGGGCAGCAAATGTCAACCTTTTTATTGACAGCTTTCGCATTCCCCTCCCCCTATGCCGCATGAGGTAGCCTCCCCTGCTTCGTCCGTCTCATCTGCCTCGTCTGTCTCGTTCGTCGACTTCTCGATTTTGCTCGCAGCTTTATTCCTGAGATAGTATGTCGTCTTGAGCCCCGCCTCCCAGCAGGCCATGTACATGTCGTTCAGATATTTCATTGAGGTCGAATCATTGTACAAATTGAAGCTTATTGATTGATCCATCCATTTTTGGCGTGTGGCGTTGCACTCGATTAGTTTAAACATGTCTCTATCGAAAGCTGTTTTATATTTGTCTTTTATGCGTTCGGGAATGTTTCCATTAAGACGCTTGAGGTCTCCGTCCACGCTTTTGATTAAGTTGGCGGTTTCGTGAGACCATAGCCCCTCGTCTTTCATGTCCTTTACGAAATGCTCGTTGGCTATGTAGAAGTTACCACTCTTATTCTCGTATACAAACAGGGTTGAGAAATTGGGCTCTATACTTTGCTCCACACCGTTTATGTAGCCAATGGTTGCTGTCGGCGCGATAGCCATAACATTAGAGTTTCTCATGCCGTTCTCTTTAACGGACTTCCGCGTCTCGTCCCAGTTGAAATTTGTTTTGTGAGTTTTCCTGTTGCCCCTGTACTCCATTAGTTTATTCCAGCTATCCTGAGGCATAACCCCCTCATCCCACAGCGAGCCAATGAAGGAGTTGTAGCTCCCTCTTTCTGCTGCCAGTTCGCTGCTGGCCTGAATTGCGTGCATACTGTAGTACTCGAATAGCTTGTCGTTAAACGCGACGGCTTCGTCCGAGTCTATCTGTATATTTAAGGTGTGGAGTATGTCCTGTAGCCCCATAACCCCTAGCCCGATGGGGCGATGTCTTGTATTTGCGTTGAGCGCTTCTTCGGTGGGATAGAAGTTGAGATCTATTACGTTATCTAACATTCTTATCGCTACATTAATTGTGTCCCCCAGCCTGGTCCAATTTACGTCTACGCCCTTTAGCTCTCCATCAGAGCCATAACATTCTCTGAGGTGGTTCGTGAGGTTGATTGACCCAAGGTTGCAAACTGCCGTTTCTCCAGTTTCGGTTTTTTTTCCATGTTTGTACGTTGATGCTTTGGTGTGTAGCGTAATTTCAGTGCAGAGATTGGAGCTGTGCACCACCCCCTCATGCTGGTTGGTATACCTGATATTGCAAGGGTCCTTAAATGTATTCCATGGGTGCGAAGTTTCGAATAATACTTTTAGCATCTTTTTCCATAGCTCCTTGGCTGGGACCTTTTTGAAGTTAACGATCCTGCCGTCTTCGGCCTTCTTACAGTAGCTCGTGTATTTTTTATCAAAATTTTCCCAATACAGGTCATGGAGGTCATTGCACTCACTGGGATTGAACATATACCAATCCTCCTCGTTTTTAACTTTTCTAATAAAAATATCCGGTATCCATGAGGCGGTGTTTAGGTCATGGCATCTAAGCCTATCATCCCCCGTATTCCTTCTGAGATTGAGGAAGTCTTCAAAGTCCAAATGCCATGGCTCAAGGTACGCGCAGCCCGCCCCGGGTCGTTTGCCCCCTTGGTTTACTGCGACCAGTAGGTCATTGTAGATTTTTAACCATGGCACGAGCCCACTTGAGACTCCATTGGTTCCCGATATGTGTGCTCCTGAAGATCTGAATGGAGTAACATCTAGGCCTAGTCCTCCCGCATACTTAGATTTTCTGGCCTCCTGCCATGCTCCGTCAAATATGCCATCTATTGAGTCGTCGAAGGTGTTGAGGTAGCACGAGCTTAGTTGGGGGTGGGTTGTCCCGCTGTTAAAAAGCGTTGGGGTTGATGGGGTATATCTAAAGCGGCTGATAAGATTGTAGAATTTGATTGCCCAATCATTCTTGTCTTCCTCGTTAATAGCTAACCCCATGGCCACTCGCATCCAAAAGGATTGCGGCGCCTCCATTATTTTTGAATCTTCTTGAATGAAGTACCTGTCTTTTAGGACTTGTAATCCTAGGTATTTGAAATCCTTATCCCTCCCAAGTGCTAGCTCATCAGATAGTTTTCTTAGGTCGAAGTCAAGGAGTCGCTTGTCTAGTCTCTCGCTTGCGACGAGTTTTTTAATGTTCTGAATAAAACTCTTCCTGTATTGAAAATCTAGTGCGTCGGAGTCCACCCCTTCCCTGAATACCTCTTTGTATAAGCAGTTTAGTAATAGCCTGGCCGCTGAGTAGGAGTAGTTTGGCTCCTTGAAAATTTTATCCCTGGCCGAATATACTAATGCCGTGTCTATTTCTTGAGTGGTAATCTTGTCGTAGAGCTGAAGCTGCGCATCCAGGACGATCTCGCTCGCCGATACCTCCCTTAGGTCTTCGCACGCTCGGTTCGCGCAGTTGTTGATTTTTTCTACGTTAAAAGGCTCGAGTCTGCCATTTCGTTTTTTTACCTGTATGTTCACGTTAAGGGGAATATTATATCATAATGGTCATCCATCTGCAAGCTAAATGTTATTGTAGTTATTCACAATTCAGAGACTGTTGATATCTGAGCACCATCCCGCCTCGCTTATTTTTAGAGCGGCGTATTTCCGCTCGCTACAAGTCCAGGTCGGATTAACCATTGCGCTTAACGGTATGATCTCGAAGTTTTCTTGCATTATTTTTTTTGATTTATAGGGTTTAGGATCTACGCCTGAGGCTCGTAGTAGGCCGTGGCATATGACCTGTTCGGGGAATTTGTAATCTTTCGGGGTTGCTTTCTTGCATATTGATGTTGAGATCTCAAACGCCTTCTTTAAGTGAGCTCTGGTTCCGGCGATAATGTGATCTGAAGGATGAAACTTTTCGTTCTCATCGATTCTGAAGAATATATTTGAGGTTATCGTTTTGTGACCTTGGTCGCTCTCTGCCATCTCTATCAGCTTATCATAGAAGATGTTTAAATTGGGGTATATCTCGTCTGAGCGAACCTTTATTGCGTAATGCCCTGTGACCGCAAGCAAGCCTTGGTGTGTTGTGTGGTTCTGGTAGATCCATGGGTTGGGGCCTCTGGGGCCTGTGTTTCGATGGGGAGAACTGACTTCGGAGTAATTGTTAATAACCAGGGCAACGGGCTTGTCCTTTATAAGGTCTTCGATAACCTTAATATCGTCTTTGTCCCAATAGGATATTACGAGATTGCCTGAATGGTTGTGTCTTACTTTCTCTATTATATCTAGATAAATAGGCACGCTCTCTCTCATTCTGGGATGCAGTGGTCCTTGTATGACTATGGAGAGCGTGGTCTCTAGTTTTTTGAACCGCCGTTGGAGGTCTTTGAAGAACTCTAATTTCCAAGTATTCCAGTTGAACATGAGGTATTACTTTTACACTAGATTGTCTGAACAAACACCGTAGCAAGACTGAAACTTAAGGTATTTTGAGTTCTTGGCAACTATCACTGACTTCTCGCAAACTTTTTGGTGGGGATAAGTCCATATGTAACCGTGTGATGTTAAGGTATATGCGTCATTTTCGTGCCAAAAAACATTTAAGTTTGGTACCTCTGAAAGTTGATTTAACGCATGGATATTTTTGCAATGTAGCCACAGATGATTGTGGTGTCTTAATAGGAATTCTAAATCCGACTCGTACTGTGGGCCGTCGTGCCCGAAGTAAATACCATCCTGCAACCAGACGTCAACCTCTGCGTCGAACCCCTCCTTGATTGCATGCAGTAGGTATTCGGGGCTATTTTCTTCATGCTTGTCTCGGCCTCTGAAATTCCCTCTATGTGCTATTAGTTTCATGGTTGTCAAGGAAGTTATTTAGATCCTCAGGGGTTCCTAACCCCCACATTTGGTCGCCTGGAATTTCGAATATTTTGATTTTTTGTTTATTCAGGATAGCTTCATTGTACGCAGGGCATACGTAGAACTCCCCATTGGTTCTTATGTTTTTTTCTATCATCTGCTCTGCCGCGGACACATAACTGCTCCCTTTCTTAAAATAATAAACACCTACTGTTGCGTGCTCGCTGATCGGGATCTTTTCAGCCACTTTTGTCACAAGCCCTGTTGGGGAAGTCTCTGCATAGCTCCACTTGGGATGAGTCGACGGAAAGGTGAGTATCCCGCCATCTATATCGTCAGCCATCATGGAGTACATAAATTGGTTGCTATCCCAATCCAAATACTGATCTGAATTAGCTATTAGTAAAGGTTCGTCGTTATTGATGAGATCTTTTGCGAGCAAGGTTGTGCAGGCAGCTCCATCCGTTACGCCATCTACTTGAACTATTTCGCAATTGGGGGATATTAGATTCAGCGTATGGCTTAAGGCGTACTCTTCGTAGTGTTTCTTTTGTACTATGAAGATAAACTTCGCATTGATATTGAGACTGTCTACGACCTGCTGAATCATCGGCTTCCCCTTTACGTCAATGAGTGGCTTTGGAAACGAATAGCCTGCCTGCTCGAAGCGAGTGCCCGCTCCAGCCATGGGTATGAGGACATTCATTTTTCCCCCTTCCCACTTGACTGGTTTTGTCTCTTTTTTATTTATTGGCTTAATGTGTTCCATGATTTTTTCGTAAGTTAGGTCGTCGGGGTCTGAGACGGGACAAAGGTTTGCTCCTGAGTCGATCGCTGCTTGTCTTCCGGTGTTGGAGTCTTCGATTATTAGGGTTTTTCTTGCGGGTATCCCAGACTGAATCATTGTCCTGTAGTACATTTCGGGGTTTGGCTTTGAGCGAAGCACGTCCTCGTTGGAATATATATAATCAAAGTATTGCAATATTTTTTTATTATGTAATGCACATAAAATGCTTTGTCTTATTGAGTTTGATGCTAGTCCAATTTTATAGCCTTCTTCTTTGAGTCTATATAGAATATTATTTAATTTATTATCATATGTATACTCTTCCATTAGTGCAATTGTCATTTTTTGTTTTCTCTCCCATATGTCATCGTATAGTGATTCGGGCAACCCTTTGTGCTTGGTTAATAGCTTTAGCTTTTGGGTGGTGGGCAGTCCATCATAGGTTGATAGGTGCTCTTCTTTGGAGATCTTGTATTCGGGGTAGTGGTTGAATAGGACGGAATTGAGCGATTTGTAGTGCAGTTCCCGGGAGTCTATTAAAACCCCATCTAAATCAAATATAATTAATTTTATCATTTCGGAATTTCTATTGAGGTGTGTCCTTTATTATGCCATAATTTTCCATCTTTTGCAAGTATTGTATTTATATTTCCAAAAGAATTTGTGCCGGTGAGCTGTTTGTATTTGCAATTATTTAAATTAAGATATGTGGTGAATACTGACTCCGGGACCTTGATCATGTACTCAGGGTAGCCCTCGTCCCAGAGGAAATGTATCGCCTCTCTGATTTTTCTTGACGCGCACATGTATCTCTGGATTTCTTTAGGCGGGCCAATTGCGAACTGGTCGTTGACCTGGTTCGGTAACGACGCTTTATCGTAAACAAAACTAAAAGCAAACTCTTTCTTCAATTCTTCTTCATGATTATAAATATTATTACTTTCGAAATAAGGCAATCTAATTAACTTATTTTTAATGCAATCTTCTATTTCATGTTTTTTTATTTGTTCTAGTACTAATATATCTGGTCTTAGTCTTATTATTAAGTCATATTTAATTTTATTACTTTTTGAATATGAATTGCATAACCTGTTGCATGAGTGCATGTTGTATAACATTGGTAATAACCCCGGGCTTATATCTTGGAAGCAATCGAAGATCAAGTTTTTTATCGCAGGCTTGGATTCTTCGTAATTTAGGATGTTTATTCTTTTCGGTTTATAAAAATTGGAGAAATATTGGTAGTCCTCGTCGTCCCACGTTGTTAGGAATATGTCAGGCTTGAACGGTAGGACTATATTCTGTAGGATTGAGTCCGCGCAGTGCTCCCAGTCCCCAAGCTTCCCGCTGAAGCAGAGCGCTGTTTTGATTTTATTTATATTCACGTTTTAAAAGACTAGCGTTTATCTTGGAGGAGTCTATGTGTGGTCCAAGGAAAAAATTTCCCGTATTGATTAGGTTGATCATGCAGGATTTCATGTACTGCTCGTCGAATTCTAGCGGGAAAAATAGTTGCGGGAATGTTAGCCACCGAATTTGGTGCGCAAAAGTTACGGAATGTGGCCTTGACGATTCTCTTGCCCAGCATAGCGTGGGTTTATTGAAGGTATACCCGAGGTACTTAACGCCCGAATCTATCCCGAATAAGCCCGAACAATCCTTGATCAGGCTAATAACTTCCTCTAATGTTATCTCTAATATGTCTACTCCCTGCTTCTCTTCAATGACGGAATCGATGAACTCCCTAGTGCTTGGGGTGCTTAATACATAAATTTGAAAATCTTCCGCCAACAACTTGACGAGACTGCTGATATAGCTCTGGCTCATTCTGTGACTATTTCTGAGGTTGTCCGATGCGAGGTGGAGCACGAGGTAGTCTTCGCCCGCATATTGCGAAGCGGGGATGTGTCGTCCGGGACATGGGAATGAGTAAAAATAGCGCTGCCAGTCAAAGTCATAGTTCATCCAGTCTAGGGCATCGATATGGAGGTTGTAGAATTTGTCGTAGCATTTTATTGCCTCAAGCTGGTCCTTCTTGATGTTGTCGAAATGTTGCGGACAGTTTTCCCTCCCGAACTGAGAAATAACTTCATAGGATTCTGTTTCTTGACCTGTTAGGATGGTTTGATTGTAGTAGTCGAAGAGGTTGAGCAATACAGAGGACTGTGTGGGGTCTCCATTTGTTGAAGAGAATAGGTCAATTGTTGCCCCTTCGTGTTTGTCTAGGATGCCGGGGATGAACCTATTCGAGAGGATGTGATCTCCTATGCCCCCT